AAATCTAATCCGCAGACTAACAGTCCACACCCCATCATGAATGCTCCCATTTTCATTTAGAATCCTCCTCTCTGCATTGATTGGTTTTCATTTGCTAGTTTCCTTAATCTCCATTTTTCAAATCTTTCTGTATCGAAAAATACGGGAGAATTGGACTTAGGACCTTTTTGTGCAAAGTCCTGTCCTCTTTCTCGATAGGCTTCATCAAGGAATGACCTTGGAAATCCCATCTTGACGAGTTCTGACATTCTCATGATTGGCTTATCGTATTTCATACTCGCTCCTTTCTTACTCTTCTTCCTTGAATCTCTCCTGCATCTTCTGTTTGCGTTTCTTGTCTCTGTAGTTGCTAATCAGTACAATTGCAATTTCTGCTGCAACAGTTCCAAATGTTCCTAGAAACAAACCAATGTAATATGGTGGTATATACATCTACTCACTCTCCTATCTTGTCAATAAGTTCTTTTAACTCTTTAACCTCTTCATCCTGTTTGGTTAATCCAAACTTATCGCAATTCTTGTAAAGCATTTCTGCTATTTTCTTCAAAAGTTTCTTAGTTCTTTTTAACACCTATTCACTCTCCTCTCTTATCAACTCATCAACGGTAACCTCTAAGATATTTGCTACCTTTTTCAAATTTGCAACACTCGGTACACTGTCATTCCATTTAGAAATTAAACCATTCCCAAGTTCTGCTTTTTTCTCAACGTAGGTAATTGACATACCTTTTTCTTCGCAAATCTTTTTAATTTTGTCATAAATATACAATTTCTTGCTCTCCTTTCTTTATTTCTTAGAAAATATTCAGTATTTCCATTGACTTTTTGCAGAAAATATTCTAATATTAAATTACCACATAAAATACAGATTTTTTTCTGTGATCGCTTTCTGTTTTTACTGAAAGTTTTCTGTGCTATGCTTTTACTATACAGAGAACTTTCTAGTTTGTCAAGCATTTTTACAGAAAAAGTTCTGTAATTTCTTAGAAAGGAGATTCTATGACTATTTATGAGCGAATTGAAAGCCTTAGGAAGTCAAAAGGATTATCACAAGGAAAGCTTGAAAAACAACTAGGTTTTTCTAATGGTTCAATTTCAAAATGGAAAAACAGTACCCCAAAAGTTGAGAGATTGCAAAAGCTCGCTGACTTCTTCGGTGTGTCTGTTGAGTACCTCATGACAGGAAAGGAGGATGAACAAAAAGAGAAAGATAACACCGATCTCAAACAAAAATACAGGGAGCTTGAAGAACTTTTAAGAAGTGACTCAATGAAACCTGTTCGTTATGATGGTAAACCTGTCAATAACGATACGATAGATTTATTACTAAAACAGATTGAGATTTCACTTGCAATGCTAAAAAAATAAACAGGAGGGTTATGTATGAGAAAAAATCAAATCAAAAATACAGTAAATGATTTGATTGAAACATACGGTACGAGAAATCCATATTTACTTGCTAGTTACCTTGACGTAACAATCCAGTATGGAGACTTAGGAGAACTGCAAGGATGCTACATGAAAATATGGGATAAGAAATTTATTTATATCAACGATAGAATCGAGGATGATAAGCTAAAAGATACTGTTGTCGCTCATGAATTGGCACATAGTATTATGCACAATGAAGATTATTATTTTTTCAGTTATGGTAAACAGTTTCAATCAAACAAAACTGAAATTGAAGCTCACACATTCGCAGCGGAGCTTTTGATACCAGATGAAACGATTATCGAACATCCGGGATATACGCTCGATCAATTATCATCGTTAACCGGATATGCTGAAAGATTAGTCAGCTTCAAAAGACTTTAATTTTTTCTTTTTTGTTTTATTTTTTCTTTTTAATTAAATATAAATATTAATTATTATAATACTATATAGGTTATATATAACTATAGTCTTTAGATACTATATATTTATATAAAAGAAAATAAAAATACACTAAAAACGTTGATTTGTCAATCACAAATTTTAAAAAGTTTTTGCATGGTGCTGAAAACCGCATAAAACCGTGGTTTCTTGGACTTTTAAAAAAGGAAATGCATAGTTGATTGATGTTTGCCTGTCATTTGCCTGCGATTTGCCTGTGATGATACTATGCAAAAAGTCCTACAAACCGCATAAAACAGTGGGTTCTAGCCTGCGATTTGCCTGCGATTGTGGTTGTCACGTTGCTTGTTATACATTATAAAAGGAGGGATGTTACATGGCATTAATAACTTGTACAGAATGCGGAAAAGAGTTCTCTGAAAAAGCTTCTGCTTGTCCAAATTGTGGATGCCCAACAGAGGAAATCTTAAAAGAATTAGCTACTGTTTCTACTGCTGATAATGAAGTTCCGCAGTATGAAATTGATGAAAAAACGATTGAGATTGCTATAGAAAAAGGTATTGTTAATGAACCTAGTGATTTAATTATCACAGCAGGTAAATATACAGATAGTGGTTTTCTTTCTACGCTAACACATATACTTTATGTAGCAAAAGACAGCTTCTATTTATGCCGTTTTGATAAGGCAGAAGAGAATCCAAAAGAAGATATTATTGTCAAACTGGATTATACAAATGATGCTATTAATCAGTTAACTTATGATTATGAAATGCGTAAATTTAACGGTAATTTTGGTTTTAATGCAAGCAAAATCAAAGCGGATAAAGACAGGTCTAGGGATGCTTACTATGAGATTTTGAAAAAGGTAGACAGCAAAAAAGCTGAAGATTTTTATAAGATTTTTTATCTGGATGCACCATACTGTCCTAAGTGTCACAGCTTGAATATAGGATATGAGTTTGTGCAGGACTCGGCTAAAACAAAGGGAAAATCCGAGGTCCGTAAAAAGAGTGTTGTGACTCGTGCAGGTAACAGTCTGGGACGTGCAGGTATGATTGCTGCTACTGGTGGTCTATGGGCATTAACACCTAAAAAGTCTAAATACAAAGAAAAGAAATCATCCAAGACAGATATTAACAGTAAACAAATGGCAATTTGCCAAGACTGCGGTAAATCTTGGGAAGTTAAATAACAATAAAAAAAGACCGTACCACACCCGAATGTGGCACAGTCTCCAAAAACACTGTTTTTGATTTAATGAATCTTAACCAACTATTATTGTATCATTAACAGTGCGGTCACGCAAGGGTATAAAAAAAGAGCCACCGTAGACATCCAGAAAACACAGCAACTCTTTTTTTAATAGTAATTAATTCATAATTAAAGGATTAAAGATTGAAAGTATAAACCATTTCCACTTATATTGTATCATTAACAGTTTATAATTTCAACGGCATAAAAAAAGAGCCACCGTGAAGACTAATAAGAATCGGTAACTCCTTTTTCCATAACATCGTTGGACTATAAAATATTAAATTACAGAAAGTTCATTTATATTGTAACACATCTATGTTATTTTTCAATCTTTTTAAAAACCACTCTTGCATGGCTGTTATTTTTGTACCCATTTTTAACTAATTTATAACTAAGGAGTGATACAATGGCAACAGCTAAATTTAAAAAAGGAAAAGATGGTTACTATTCTACCAACGTGTGGGATGGCACATACAAGGATAACGGTAAAAAGAAATATAAACACCTGCGGTCCAAGAAAAGCTCAAAAGATTTAGAAAGAATCGTAAAGGAGTTTGAGCAACTAAGGGACCAACGGCAGGCAATGATTGACTCTGATATATTATTTATTGATTATGCCAGACAATGGAAAGCCTTATATAAAGAGTCCAACCGAGCAAACAATACCAATAAAATGTACGACAATGTAATTAACGTCCATTTTGACAGCATTAAATACGTTAAGCTAGAAGATGTACAGCGAAGCCACTTACAATTGATTCTGAACGGTGCTAAAGGCAAACCACGGACACAACAACAAATAGTTATGACATTTAAGCAGGTCTTACACTCTGCTGTCTGTGATCGCATTTATTCCGCACAATCATTCGCAGATATTTTTGATAATTTTGAATCTATAAGTTACAAAGCGAAAGAAAAACGCCCATTGACGCCAGACGAACAGAGAGCCGTTTTTAAGGCAGATTTTAATTTAATGGATAAAATATATGTCTATATCATTTACGGCTGTGGATTGCGGTGTGGAGAAGCCTTAGCACTAACAGAAGCAGACTTTGACCTAGAAACAAAAGAAGTATCTATCAGCAAATCACACGACATATCAGACAACATACCAAAGAAAAAAACAGTGAAAAACATACAGAACGGAGAAAGAACGTTACCGTTACCAGATAACGTATTCGATACAATCTCTAGTTACATAAAACAACTTAGAAAAGATGGCAGGAAATACTTATTCATAAATCGTGATTACAAGCCTATGACAAAATCTGGTTTCCGCAGGATGTGGGGAAGAATCATAAAAGCAATGCAGGTAGTCAGCGAAAGTCCTATCGAAGATTTAACAAGCCACATCTTCCGTCATAATTACTGCACAAACTTATGCTACCAGTTTCCTAAGATTAGCATAAAGATGATTGCAAGGCTTGTAGGGGATTCTGAAAAGGTCGTTCTGGAAGTATACAATCACTTAATGTTAGAAAAGGAAGATAGCATATCCGCTGTAAATGATGCTTTAAATTTGGAACAAAAAGTGGAACAGCCTATGGAACAACTAAATGAAATGGTATCTTAGATTTCTGGAATACGGATGGAACATGGAACACGGATGGAACAAATACTTCCCTAAACTTTAGATACTTTCGATTACTTTTAAGGGTATGATTTTTAGATAGGTCATGCCCTTAAAAACCGCATAAATACAAGAAAAGCACGGTATTTAGCCATTTGGCAACCGTGCTTTTTAAAGTGAGCGTGCGGGGATTCGAACCCCGGACAACTTGATTAAAAGTCAAGGGGTCAAAATGCTCTCAAACCGCATAAACTCAATTGTCTTTAATTTTAGTTGGAACGAAAATGGAACATTTCGTAACCAACGATGATTATAATATCACATCATTTTCGACAATGCAACTACTTTTTTCTATTTTTTTTCAGAGCTGTGCAAGTTTTCTTTCCTGCGTAACTTCCTGTTGTCTTCCAACCCAACTGTTTCCAATACTTCTGTAGTGCTTTGTATGTCTTAGTTCCCCAGATACCATCTACAGACAGCGGATGATTATTCGCATATGTACAGTTTGCGTTTAGCTTCTTCTGTAACCACTTGATCGCAGATTTAGAAGATGTCTTTTTAACTGTAGTATAGCTAACTGATATCTTATCATATGCAGGTCTTCCGTATCCTGCAATACGGCTGTTACTCTTTGCGTAGGATTTCTTGCATACAGCACCACCGTTTGGTACAACGGCTGTTCTATTAGAGGTGTTGCCCTCAATCGTGAACACCATCTCGTCTGTGACTGCATACACAATCCCAGTGTGGCAGATTCTTTGAGAGTTCTTGAAGAAAATCTGGTCTCCAATCCGTGGTGTTTTATGCCACTGGTCATTGTCTTTGAATTTTTGTGCTGATGTTGGAGTGTATGCACTAAAGCCATGTAAGAGATTTTTTGCTACATCCCTGCCGTATGCCTGCACCATACACCAATCCACGAACATGTCACACCAATAGGCATCTGGTCCGTTAATGCCAAAGTATGCTCCGTACTTAGTGTAGTTGTTGCTACCTGCGTTTTTTGTCTTACTGTTTAGATTCTTCTTGCTTTTCTTCTCTAAGTATCCGACTTCTCCTTTGGCTACTGTAAGAAGCTTGTCTACCGTATGTGCCATATTAGTCCTCCTTATATTCGATTATCTCTGCAATATCTGTTTTGTTCTTTGCA